TGTATAAATTAAATCATCTTCATCTTCATCTTTATCCTCTCTATAATCAAAAGCAATTCTAAATGCTTCCAATAGATAATATTCATTATATGAAGAAACTTCTTTTAATCTAAATTGATAATATATTTCTATTGTTTCTAATTCATCTTTGTCTTTTTTAGGAATGCCTTTTATATTAGATATTCCAGATACCACAACAAAATTCGAAGTTATTCTTTTTGAATAAATATTTAAAGTTCTTTCTAAAATATTTAAAATCTTAAATTGTTGCTTTAATGTTTTTGTTTTTAAAGTAAAAATAAATTCATTATCAGAAAAAAACATTTCTTCCCTTATGGGTATTTTTGTTTTTTTGTTATCTCTTTCTTCTATCCTCGTTGTTTTACTGAATTTAGGGCTAGAAGCTAAAATAACATTTTCTGATTGAAACATTTTCCTACTATCATTTTCTAATTGAGTATGATAACTTCTCCTATTTAATCTTATAAATATTTGTCCATTATCTTTATCTAATGATTGTGTTGTATCATTAGGTTTTATATCATCTCCTAAAATAATTTTAGGCATAGGATAATCTTCAATAGTAAAAGAAAATTCCAATAATGTTTGTATTTCATCTACTAAATCTATTAATATATCTGGTCTATAAAATGTAAATGTATCTTTATATTTTTCAACCATTTTTTTTAAATTTTCTTTTTTATTAGCGTCTATTTTCATTTTTAACCTTCTAATTTAAGTTCATCATTAGATAAAATCTTTAATTCTTCAAAATTTTCTAATTTAAATTTTTTAATAAAATTAATTTTTTTACCAATTATTTCGTAAAAAATAAAATCATGATCTCTAAACTGTTCTTTATTAATAACTTTATAAACAGATATTATACTTTTTTCATCTATATCTAATAAACACAAATAATCTTCAGTAGTTATTTCTGAATAAAATAAAGGAAAATAAAATTTTCTTTTTTCATTAATAGTTGTATTTTTATCAGTTGTTTCAAATTGTTGATTATAAGCATTGTTTATTTCATTTCTTATTTTTGAAGATAAAATAGCTTGTCTTTGCATTCCAGTTCCAAAACATTTTGGACAATCTGGTTTTGGTTCAGAATCTATTAATCTATTTTCATCATAACAATCACACTTTATAGTTCCTTTTAAAATTAGAACCTTACTTCCAGTAAGCAAGGCTTCTTTAAATTTTAAAGAATATTTGTTCTGCACAGAAAACACCACCTCTTTGTTCTAAATTTTTTCTATATGCTATTCCATGTTTTTTATATAACGAAGCATACAAATCTTTTTCAGCTATGTCTATCATATTTTTAACTAATTGAGTAGATAAAATAGAACCATTAGCTCCACCATCAACTCCAGTAGAAAAATTACCTAATTTCAAATTACTTCCAGCACTATTAATAGAGCCATTGTTTAAATCACTATTAACTCCATTTATAAAACTTAAAGATATTATTTCATATAAGCAATATAAATTTACTAGTTTTTTATATAACGGAAAATATTCTATATCTTCAATACTACTTTTATTTAATCCAAATCTTCTTTTTAAATAAACAGATTTTTCTTGAATTAGTTTTTTAAATTGTTCATCTGTTTTATTAGAAAATTCTAAACTTGTATCTTTTAAAAATTCTTTTAAATCTTTTACATTACTCCAATAAAATCTAGGTGTTTCTTTAACTATATAATAAGTATCACCTATTTTTATTTTATAAATAACATTGGTTTTTCTTTTTATTTCATATTTATTTTCAACATTTAATTTTGTTTTCTTATAAGGAAAATCTGGGTAAATTTCATTAGTGTATTGTTCTACAATAATTTGAAATGGTTTTATTTCTTTGTTTATTTTTATACCATTATTATTTATATTTAATTTTATATTTTCTTCTAAATTTTCAATCAATATAACATCATCATTTAATGTAATTTTATATTTTTTATCAATTTCGTAAAAATCTTCTTCAAATTCTATTTCTTTGATTTCTTTTTTTACGCCAGCGGAATTTTTATTTTCATCATTTTTATCTAAATCTTCATTAAAAAGATAATTTATATTGTTAACTTTTAAAGTATATTCTTCAGAAAAATTACCTTCAATTTCAACTTCTTTTTCATCAATTATTTTGATAAGAAAATTGTTTAATACTTTTTTGCCATTTTTGTAAAATGAAAAAAAATTTATTTTTAAAGGATTTTCATTATCGTCTAATTTATATATAAGTTTTTTTTTGTTCCATTGAACTTTATTGTCCATAAAAATCACCTATTTTTTAGAAGATTTTTTAGATTTTTTTTCAGATTTTTCTTCTTCAGTAGATTGATTTTCTTCTTCTTCATTTTCTTCTATTTGTTCGGTTATTGGTTCTGTAACTTCTTTTTCATCTTTTTTTTCTTCAAACAATTCTTTTATTTGTTCTTTAATTGCTTCATTTTCTTTCTCTTCAATTATTTCTTTTCCGTTTTCATCAAGTTCAACAACTTTTACATATTTATTTTCAATATATTTATGAAGTTTCAAAATGTTTTCTTCTGTAGCTTCAACGAAATTGTTTTCAGAATTAAGTAAGATTCCATTTTGTGATAAATAATGAACTCCATATAATTTAATAACTTTCATTTATTCCTCCAATTTTGAAATAGGCAGGAAAAATTACCTGCCTATTCAATTTATTTATTAGTTAAAAACTTCATTTCTTTTTAAAGTAATAACAGGTTGATTTGCAGTTGGGTCGTAAACATCATCAGTTACAGTAATATTTCTAAAAGCAAAAACACCATGATTTTTATCTAAAACAAATCCATATCTTTCCTTTAGTTTTATTTTTGTAACATCAACTAATTTATCTTCTATTCTATCAACTGTTATTCCTTTTCCATCATGAACATAACTTAATGATCTTGAAGAATCACATAATAAAATATCAGTACAATTTTCAGAAACTGATGAATACTGAGCAACAGGTGCAGTTGTAAATCTAGTAGCTGGAGAATAAACTGTTGAACCTTTTACAAAATAAGAAACCAATGGAGTTACAATTATATTTAAATTTTTATTTTTTATAAGTTGTGGAACTTCCATTCTTTCTGTTTTATAAACAGCTTTTCCAACACTATGATTCCATTTTGTAACTGCATTTTGATAAACTGTTTCCATTTTTGCTGGTATCATAAATCTTATATTTGCAGTTTCTTTTAAATATTCTCTGATATTAGGTTCTTTATAAATTACATTCCAAGCTAATGGGTGTAAGAAAATTACATCTATATTAAAGTGAGAGTTTTGTGCTTGATATAGGAATTTTTCTAAATCACCAAGTAACAATGTACCATTTTGTTGAATTGGATTTTGTAAACTTCTTCCAGATGGTTTCAATGTTGGAGTTGAAGATAATCCGTCTAAAGCTGTAGTTGCATGAGTTTCTAAAAGTCTAATTGCTTCTAATGATTTATATCTTTTCATATCGTTTATTGCCGCAGACAATAAAGTGTTTATTAATGCTAAACCATTTCTTTCTAAAGCTTCTTGCGAGTAAGCAACCATAACTCCAACTTTACCTTTTGAAGTTTTTATAAAATCTTCTGTTGATTCTAAATTGATTGTTTTAAATTCTCCACCCTCAGCAACTCTGGCTGTTGCAGGAGAACCTTCTTCACCAATTACTACTGTATAAAATACAGTAGAATCTTCTAAAGGCATATCTTTAGAAACATATTGCCAAGCCTCAAAATCGTTATATTGTATTTTTGTAACAACTCTATTTAATATTTGTTGAGAAAAAACACCTAATGAACTTGCAGAAAAATCTTTTATAGATTTTCCAGTTTTTTCGCTATAGTCCTTAATAGTTTTTTCTATTTCTAATGATAAATCTCTCATTGAAAAATTCTTTTGAGTTTGTACATCAAAACCATTATTTATAATTGTTTCTGAAAAATCTTCTATTCTTTTTAAAAATTCTAAACTATCTTCAGCATTATCTTTAAATAGTTTGTCATCAACTATTGCTCTTTCTTTATTTAATGATAAGAATGATTGTAAAGAATCTTTTATTTGTTCTTTATCGTATTCTACGAATCTTTTTGCCATTTATTAATATACCTCCGTTACATAGTTACATAAAATTCAACTATTTTCTTTTCGTAATTACTATCTTTGTAGACTGATTCAAATGAATTATATACATTTCTGCTTAAACCAGCAGTATTTTTACCAGCTATTTCAAAATCAAAACAGCTACCATTTGTGTAAATCATATTGTCATAAAAATTACCTGGTAATATCGAACTAACTCTACCAATTTTTTGTGTTGGGTCATCTGTTTTTGCAAAAACTACAGGCATTCCAGCATAATATGCTTTTGTTTTATCACAATTAGAAGTAGACTCTCCAAATAAAACAGGCAATGTTCCATCACTTATAGCTGTAGCAATTTCAGTTGTAGTTATTGATCTTAAAAGTTGTCCAGGTTTAAATTCAAATAAACTTTTTGTAGCACCATCTTTTTTATAAGCATATCCTCTTTCAAATAAGGCTTCTGCTTGATAAACAGTTGGTGTTATACCATGTAAATCATCCATATTATTTGCTGTAGAAACAGCACCTTCAGCATTTTTTCCACCATTAAAATATTGTTTTAAATGTTCAGTACTTCTTAAACAAGCACCTATTACTCCATAAGGAGCTAATGTTCCATCAGCTGGTACTAAAAATCCATCATCATTAATAGCAACTGCTATCGATGGAGAAGTTACTAATTTTAATCCATCTGGCATTACTCCTTTTAAATAAAAAACTTCTTTTAAACTTGGATCTGCCATTGGTGTTCCTAAACCAGAAGTTATAACTGATTTAGCTGTTCCTTTATAACCTATTGGTTCACTTAAAGCTCTATTTGTAAACATTTATTACCTCCGTTAATTATTAAGTAACATAGCCATAACTTCATCATCTTCTTTTGATTTTTGGCTATTGTTGTCTTTTAATTTTTCTTTATAATCTTTCATTTCATTTTCAACAATTTCTTTATTTGTTTTTTCACTATCTTTTAAATTTTTTTCATTTGAATTTTTATCATCATCGATAGAGTCATGTTGGGGTTGTTGTTTGTCATTGTTTTTTTGGTTTTCTTCTAGTGTTTGAGTTTTATTATCTTTAACTTCTTTTTCTGTTTGCTCTGTTTGTTCTGTTTGTTCCAAAGTACCAGTAGCAACATATGGTTTTAATTCAGTAACAGAGTCTTCTATAACCTTTATTTTTTCATTGGTACTATCTTGTAAAATATTTATAATACCAATAAAGTCTTCTATTTTATCTTCTTCTAATGAATTAAAAAATGTTTCTATTTTTTCAATCATTTCATCTTTTAATGTCCAAACATTTTTCATATCCTTTAAAAGTGATTTTTTTAATAAATCTTTTAACATTGTTGAACCACCTTTATTGTCTTTTATATTATTGTTGTTTTTACTATCTTTACATTGATTTTCTTGATTGTCAATTTTTGCTTGATTTTCTATATTTTTATTATCAGAAGCAGAAACACTATTATCTTCTTCTTTTTTTTCTGGAGTATAAATAATAGAAGTATCATTAGCTGGAATATTTACTATTGAAATTTCTTCAGCAATAAAAGGGCCTATTGCTTTTGGTATACATTCAGTTTCAACATTATTTACTTTATAAGTTGAACCAGCAAAATGCGAACATTTAAAAAATGATTCTCCACAGATATTACAGATCATATCTGAACAAGTAATTCCTTGAGATACAGTTAAGTAATATCCATCTTTTATTTTTTCCATAGTGTTATCATCAACAAAACATTTTAAAATAATCGACGTTTTTCCATCTTTAAAACAATTATTTTCTTTAAAATATTCTATTACTTCTTCTGGTAATTTTGAATTATAAGGACTTTTATATAATAAAGTTTGATGATCAACAGCAAAGCTATCTAATGCTCTTCCTAATGGTTCACCACCCCAATCATTGTGATTTTTTAAAACTGGTTTATTATATGGAGTCATATAACTTCCATTATCTGACATTTCTATAACAGCTTCATCATCATATTTCCTATAATTTATTTTTTTATCAGAAGTTGTAGCTAACATATAGATGATATTTTGATATTCTTTTTCTTTTAAAATTGGTTTTTTAATTTTTTTATCTTCTAATGTGTAAACATTTTTTATTTTATTTAATTCATTAGAATCTTTTAGAATATTAATATCTAAACTATCACTAATTTTATAAAAAGTATGTTCATGCAATTTTTTATTTCACCTCTTTAATTTTTTTTGGTTTTTTTTGTGGTGCCAGTACCACTAGTATATTGATTTTTTGGGTTATTAACATTTTCTACTGTACCACTCATTTCAGAATTAGTTTTACTATATAAGTTTTGAAATGTGTTTTTTATTTCAAATTTCTTAGTTTGTTTATTGCACATTTTTCTAGCTTCATCTATAGTAATAACTCCACCTTGGAATAAAAATACAGCATGTTTTTCTCTTCTTTCTTCAAGATTAAAACCTTCAGAAAATTTCATTTCTATTTCATCATCTAAAGAACCAAATAAATTCATGCAAATTTCATCTATTATAGTTCTATTGATTTGAAATTCCATTTCTTTAAAAAAACTATTAGTTATATTTAAAGTGTTTTCATCTTGAGTTTCAGCATCTTGTCTACCAGAACTTGTAGAACCAAGTTGTCCTTTTGAAGTATAAAGTCCAGCATATATTTGCGTTTCTAAAACTTCTAATAATTTATCTGGAGAATTAAAATTTTTATCAACTTTATTGACATTAACTGGCAAATCTATAATTAAATCATCATCAGTTTCTCTTAGTAATCTTTTAGTACTATCGAATTGATCTTGTCTAGTTGGTTTTATAGTTCCAGATTTTGTTATTCCTACTTCGTAGATTATTCTTGTGATTGCTTGATCTGCATAAGATTGAAGTGCATTGTTAGTTAAAAAATTGTATTTTTTTATAACTGGTATAACAGAACACCATATAGGCATTGCAAAAATTTCATCAGATTCTCTATTGAAAGTGTAATGAAAAATATCTATTTTATTTTTAAAAATTTTTTGTTTTGTATTGCTATAACCATCTTCATAATAATCTTTAAAAACAAATTCTTCACATAAAAAAGTTCCTATTTTTTTATTTACTGTCCAACCTTTATTAGGCATTATTCTAAGTCTTATTAATTTATTTTTTTCATCTTTAACAGGCATTATAAAAACATTTGAATATTTTACTAAATTTTGAAAAGCTTCTTTTAAAAATAAGTTAGGATTATAATTGCTACTTTTTAAAATTTTATTGAATTCTTTAGCAACTCTTATTACTTTTTTATCATCATCTCCAGTAAAATAAAAAAACTTATCAGAACTTTTTGACGTTATATTTAAAATAGATCTAGCCAATAATGGTAATTTAAAAGTTTCTTCTTTTATTTTATCCAAAACAATATCCATATTTCTAGTCATTGAATCTTGTCTTTTTTGACTATTCGAAAACGAAAGATTGTCGTAAAATTCATATTCTTTTTTATAAATTTTTCCATAATCTCTTTTTTCTATTTCTGTTTCATTTTCATTTGTATCAAGCTCTTTTCTTTTTTTACTATTAAATATATTTATATTAAGTAAATCTTTTAAACCTTCAAAAATTACATTCACCACCTTTACTACTTTAATAATTGTGTAATTTGATAAGTAGTAAGATATGTTTCTTTATTATTATTATCAGATAATAGTTCATCAACTTCTTTTAATGCTTCTATTTTTTTATTAAAAAATTCATCTAAATTTCTATACATATCTTTATTAATACTAATTTCATTATTACTTTTAAAATTAATTAATGGTATTTCTTCATTTTTATTCACTGTATTTAATATCGAATTTTTTTTAACATTTTCTAATTTAAATGTCAAATTTTTGATATTTTCTCTTATTTTTTTTATTTCATTATTATTAGCAAGAGGCTTATTAATTTCATTATTTAATTGTTTTTTCAAATTTTTTATTTCTTTTAAAGTAGAATAATATTCAAGATTATTTATTCTATCTAAAAAATTTTTTATTTCTTTTATTCTTTGAATAGAATCTTTACTTAATATTTTTTCAATTTCTTTTTGGATTGGTTTAATATTTAAATAATGTTCTTTATTACCTAATGTTCTAATTTTTTTTTCATTATTGTTTAAAATTATTTCTTTTTTTCCACTTTTAAAAACAAGTTCAACTTTTCCATTTTTATAAACTATTTTTAATGGTATATCTTCTTGTTTACTTATAATAGTTTCAGTTATTGTTTTTTCAGTTTTGAAATTCTCATCTTTTTTATTTATTTTATTTATATTGTTTTTTTCATCTTTCTCATTAAAAACAACTTTCCTTTTATCACCATTTAAATAATGATAAATAATTTCTTGCTTTGGTTTATTATATTTTATATCATTATTTATTTTATTATTTTTTTCTGGTTTATCATCATTTTCATTTCTAAAATCTGGAAGATTACCTTCGTATTTATTTTTTCTTTCAATTAATATTCTTTCAGCTTCATCATAATCACCATTTACAAAACAAGGAATTATAGATTTTGGAATTTTTTCTATAAATTCATCTATAAAATTTATTGTTTTTAACATAGATTTAATTAAAGGAATTTGTCCTAAACCTAAATCTATTTCAACTTGTTTATCTAAATATCTTAATTTTTCTGTTTTTTTATCAACAGCTTTTAAAAATTCCTCTTGTACATGGGAAATAGTATTGTTTATTTGATCCCTTAATTGCATTAATACTTTCTCAAACATAATTGAAGTTATAAAATTCATCAACATATTAATTAATGATAGCATTTCTTCTTTAGTAGCTTTTTCAGCTCCAAATAATTTTGTTATTTCAAATATAGATGGCAAGAATCTAGTTAAAAAATCATCAAAATCACCCAAATCTTGATCTTCATATGTAGTTGTAGTTATTGATTTTCTATTAAATTCTACTACACTATAATATTCAGCTAATTGTACTTCTATGAATCTAGTATAATGTCTAATAAAAGCAGTATTTTTACTTTCTTCTTTTATACTATAAAAATTAGCTTCTTTATATTCTTTATATAATTTAGTTCCTTCTAGTATATTTCTTAAAATATTTGTATTAATAGAACTATTAGCCTTATGTGTAAATTTTCTATCTATATAATAATATTTACTTTCTTCAAATAAATCTACATTAAATTTTTTAAAAATAAAACATATTTCTTCTATACTTAAACTTGCCAAAAGCATATTAACTTCTTCTTGACTTCCAAATATAATATTTTTTTTAGCATAATAGTCACCATTAAATGCTCTTTTTTCTAATGCAAATTCTATAAGAGTATATAAAATAGGCAAATCTTCAAATAAAGTAAAATAAGTTTTACTATTTTTATAACTTCTTTGTAATTTATCTGCAAAAAAAACAATTCCAGAAGTACTATTTAATTTTTTATCATAAGCTCCAAATCCTATTTCTCTAAATTGAGCTACATTAACTCCTAATTTATTTAATGATTCATTTATTAAAAAATCTTTATTATACGAGTTAAGTTCTTCAGTGTTATCTATATTTTCAATTAAAAATCTTATAAAATGTAAATAATTATACAAATCAGAAATTGAAATTTTTTTACCATTTATAGGTATTAGCTTTAAAAAAAATAATTGTTGAAATGTATTAGTAATAGAAAAATCTAATAATTGAACGACTGAATTTACTATTGAAGAAATAAAACCTTTAATGTAACTTCCTAAATTAACATTGACTATTAATTTTTTATCAAGTTCATTTATTATAGTTGTTATGTCTTTCAAAATACCCATATTATCAATAGTTTCATTTATATTTAAAGCATCTAATCCTATTTTTCCAAATAATCTGTGAAGAGCTATAGCATTTTTATCCATAATTTGATGCTCTTTATTATTTATTATTTTTTTATATGGATTTTGTTCAGCAGTAATAAATGAATAATAACTAGATAATGCTTTTGCAAATTTTGAATTTCCATAAAAAGATGGATTCGTTGTTTTTTCAGTGCCAGTAGCCCAATTAGACTTAGCATTTTTTATATTATTCATATGTTCTTTAGCATAAGAATTTCCAACTCCTAAATAGGTCAACCAATATAATACTGTTTTTATCATTCTACAATCATTAGAATCAAAATTTAAAGTTTCTAGATACTTATTATAAGATTTTAATTTCTCATCTAAATATTTATTTATTGGATTAAAAAAATTATCTTTATTGAATTGTGTCCAAAATTTAACTATTTCTGGATTTATCTGTTCAGAAAAATATTTAGAATCTTCTCCACTTCCAGTTAAAGTCAAATAATAATCTGGTTTTTCTTTTTTAAAATCATAAGAAGTATTAAAAACATAACTTGTTTCAATTTCTTTTTTTTCGTTTTCTATACTTGTTTGTTTGTAAAACAAATCTGAAATGTTATTTAAAATATAATTTAATTTAGAACCATCATCTGTAAAATCTCTAACCCTTTTATTTAGCAGTTTTAATGCAAATTTATTATTTTCTTTTAATGTATCAACTTCAAGATTAAATTCCGCCAGCGGAATTTCATTAATAAATTTTTTAAATTCATCTTGATTAAAAATTTCACAAAAACCATCTAAACTTACTTTATCTGGCATATTTTCTAAAATTTTAATAAAACCATTTATTTTTTTTGTATTTTTAATTTCAGATTTTACAATTCTTAAATAATATTCTTGTATATTAAAATTTTTAATTTCAGCAAATTGTTGAGAATGTTCAAATATATATAGAAGCCTATTTTCATCAAAATTAAATGGAAAATTTTTTTTAAAAATTTGAAATTCTTTATTTGAATAAAGTCTTTTATTTAAGTAATTATCTAATTCTAAATTTTTATCATCAAATAAAAAATCAAAATTATTTTCTAATTTGTTACTTAATTCTGTAAAATATAATTGTTTATCTTTTATATTATCCATTTCTTTCTCCAATTATTTTTTTAGATATTTCTTCAAATCTTTTATCTATATTTTTCTCATCTTCATTCAATAAAAAATCATTTTTTAAATTTTGAACTATGTTTTCATCTGTCTTTATGTGATTTAAAAATTCATTATTCTCTAAAAACTTTTCATTTTCTGATCCTAAATTTAAAAACCAATTATAAACAACAGAAGCACTTATTAATATTTGTGGGTTTTTTGTAACACTTGACATTTTTCACAGTCCTTTTCTAAATAATAATTTAATCTTTTTTCTAATGAATTTAAATACATTTGCATATATAATTGTTGTTCTATTAATAGTGTTTTTTCAATAGAACATTGTTTTTGGAACGTTTCAGTTTCCTTAAACAAATCAATTTTTTTTATTTTATATTTTAGTCTATCTTTTTCTTCTAACATTCTAGCTACAAAAACTTCCATAATTTTATCCTTTTTTATTTCAAATAATAGGAACGTTGTCTATTAAAGCATTTGCTCTTTTAACGCATTGTTCAAACGTTTCTTTACTATATCCATTTAAATTTAAATCATAAGTTACAAAATCAATTGTTGATTTTAATTGTTCATAAAAACTTTCAAATTTACCAGTTGCGTTTAAATAATCTCTTATTGTTCTTACTCTTTTATAAATTTTAGCTAAATTTGGATCAATTTTTGATAAATAATTTAAATTTGATTTGAAAGTTTCTTTTACTTCTTTAGAAGGTATATTTTTATGTGCATATAATAAGGCATCATAATAAGATATATTTTCTAAAGATGGTATTAAAATTTTATTTCTATCTCCAGAATTTCTTATAACTTTAACAAAAATCATTTCACCAGTTTTCGGATCATAACTTTTAAATTTTACATTTTCTTCTTTTTCAACTTTTTTTATATAATTTTCTCTTTCTTCTTTTTCAAGTATATTAAATTCATTTCTTTCGAAAAATCTATCCCTATTTCTTTCTCCACTGCTTTCTTTATCGTTTTTTTCACTCATTAATATCTACCTTCTTTTTATCTTCGAGTTTTATCATCTCTATCACGTTCATCTCCAAGACTTTTACCATATTCTTTTCTTTCATAATCTGAGTCAATATATTTTACTTTTCTTTCATACTTCCAATATTTTTTTATAATTACTTCTTCTTTAGATTGTTTTACAAAACCATAATTAATTAATTCTCCAAAGTATTCATAAAATTCTTTTTCTAAATTATTTTTTTCAGTTTCTGTTTTATTGTTGAATTTTTTAAATTCTTCATTTAAATAATCATATTTTGCCAAATCTGTTGTTATTTTTTGCAAAGCATCATAAATAACATTTTCCATTAGTGTTTCTATTGAAGTTTCCAAATCAGTAGATTCTACTAATATTTGTTTTTTCAAAAAAGCAAACATTAAAGACATTAATTTTCTAGTTATACTGTCTTCACCAAGGGCATTAGTATTAAATGGATTATTATATTCCTTTACCATTTGGAAATTATTTTTTTCGTCAAAAGGTTTTCCAGCCCAAACTCCCTTATAACGCCAAGGACAAAAATTAGTTAATTTTTTATTAGGGTCAAATATGAAAACTCCACAAGAAATGGTTTTATTACCAGTTATATTAGTTGGAACTTTATTTATAACAAATCTATCACCAAATTTAACAGATACTTTTGTATCTAGTAAAGTAATGTTATCTAATGTTGAACCATAAGGAAATGTAGCATTCTCAAACCCAGATTTTGATAAATCCGTATCCAATTGCGCTGGTATACATTGAAACATATCATTAATTCTTTTAGATATTCTTTCTTGCCAAGAACATAAAACTCTTTCTAATAAACCACCAATACATAAACCACCAAATATTTTTATCTTTTTAAAACCAAGTAATCTAGGTATATTTGCATGAAATAATCCAACAGCTGAACAAAAACTATAAATATACTGTATGATAGAACGTTTTAAACCTAATCTATTTTTAGTTGTCCACATACACACATGTCCAGTTTTATATGTTCTTTCAGAACAACCATTTCTTTTAACTTTTATTGTTGAATTTATATTTGTATATTTAGCTGTTCCGTCTTTTGCAAATATTATATCTTTATTAGAAATTACACCAGATGATAAAGGTTTTACTCCTTTTTCACCACCACCCCATAATAATAAAGAGCTTAATTCTCCATAAGGAATATCTTTAAAATTGCATATTCCTAATTCTTTTCCAGGTGTATTATATTGTTTTATTTCATCAACAAAATTAATTTTTTCTATATCTGTATAAATATCAGATAGATATAAATTATCAACTGGAAATTCTATCATATATTTATTTTCATAAGTTATTGGATGTCCGTGATAAGTAGCAAAAGTGTTATTAAAATTTAACAAATTTTCAATATCTTTTGGATATTTTTTAGCTTCTTCTCTAAACCTATCAACTTGTTCTTTAATTGTTTTTGGGTTTATATATTCATTTTGTTTTATTTGAATCTCTTTTTTTATATTTGGATTTTCTATTTCGTTTATTAAATCATTTAATGTGTCAGAAATATCAGTAAAATAATCCTCTATAAAATTTTTAGGCAACTCTATTCTAATTCCTTTTGTTGTAATAGCTTTATTATTAAGTAAATCTAAAAATTTTATTTTTTCATTTTCTAAATTTGAATGAAAAATAATATTTCTATTAGCATCATAAACATTACCATCAGCATCTACTGTATAACCATTCTCAAAATTAAATTTATCTGGTTTCATAACTCCAGTTTCTGTAGTAGAAGAATTTAGAATTTCATCAGTAGAAACAGGAAATTCATTTTCTAATAAACTTTTAGCATCAAAAAATGCTCTTGGATTAACTTTACCATCAACATAATATTTAGGAAAATTAGGAATATAAGTTGAAAAAAAATCATTTAAATTTTCTAAATGTTTTAAAAATTCATCATCAAAAAAAGGTTCTGCTTTTATTGTTTCTTTTAACATTTCGCTTTTTATTTCTTCTTTTGCAAGTTTTAATTTTTCTTCTAATTCTTTTGTTTTTTCTATTTCTGTTTTTATATTTGGTTTTTCTAGAAAATCATTTTCTTCTGTTTTTGACAATTCATAATCAGAATATAAATTTTTGTACACATTATTATTTTTATATCTATTAGTCAAAAAATCCATTGTCAAATCCTTTCAACAACATTTTATTTAAAATTTTTCTTTTTTTTGGAATATTTTCTTCAACCTTTATACCTAAGTTTGGATTTATAGTATAAGCTTCAATTGGTCCTAAAGGCTTTTTCTTTTCTTCATCTTGAAAAGTTCCAGAAGAAATTTTATATCCTTCATTTTTAAATCCAAAAATAAAGTTACCAGTTGTTTTATCAAATATAGTATCAAAGTTTTCTATCAATGCAAAATTAGCTAACATTAAAGCATCTATTTTATGGTCTACGCCTCTAAAAATAGGTTGATTTTTATCATCATATCTTTCTACTCTGTATTCTTTTAATTGTTCAATTAAATTACCTTTTCCACTTTCTTCCAATTCAGAAATTTCAATTTCTTCTTTTTCAAATCTTTTTTGAAGGAAACTAACCATCATAACTTTTATTCTTTTATGTGCTTTTCTTTGCAAATGTATATCTTCAAATTCATAAGCAGAAGCAAAATTTATACTCTTGAAAATATCTATTTTTCCAATTTCATAAAAATGTTTACTTAACATTTCATTTTGCATAGAGCCATGTCCTTCATCACAATAAACAAAATCCGCATCAAAATTTTTTTGCAATTCTACTATTCTTTCTATAGTAGTTATTTGTAAATCTTTAAACTTAGCATCTACAGAATTTTTATAAATTGAAGTAAAGTTAAGTATTTTTATTGTCTTCTCTACATCTAATGGATTTCCACAATACAAACCTAATACACATATTTGAGAGCCATTTTTGAATTCGTTATAATCAACACCTATTGTTATTTTCCATTTTTCTGGATTTATTAATTCTTCTCTAAATTCACAATATTTATATTGATATAATGAATTTTTTATATTTTCAGTTTTAAATACTTTACTATCACCTTCAGAAAATTCAGCTTCAACTTCTAATTTATATCCTTCTTCTGTTAATGAATTTCTAAGTTCTGGTCCATCATTTTCTTCAAAATTAGGTAATATAGAAGACGGATAATGAAATTCTCTCCAAGCAGGATCAACTAAGCACCATTTTCTAAAATTTGTTTCCAAGGCTGTTGGTGTAGAAAAAACAACAAATACAACATTTGGATTATCTAATTTAAATGCCATTAATACTTGATAAGCTTGTTCTGTTACATAAGCTCCCTCATCGATATAAACTCTATCAGCAGATTGTCCTCTTATAGAACTTCCATCTGTACCAGTTGTAAAACCATTTATATGTGTTCCATTAGTTAAGATTATTTTTTCACTAGGACTTCTTTTTCTTGTATATGAAGTTTTATAAACAGACTTTGAACCAGTTAATAAAAACTCCATTCTGTTAAATATTTCTGTAATTAAGTTTAACGAGTTTGCTGCAACAATTATTTTTTTATTTGGATTATTAAAAGCAAAATGAAGTATGTCTATTACCATTGCTTCAGTATTGTGAGTTATTATTCCATTTGTTAAAAAAGTATGAGAGTTAGCAACAGCAATTGATAATGTATTTTTATAGCCAACATTTTCTATTGAGATTATTTTTTCATTTATAAAATCTTTATTAGTTTCATATCTTCCTATTATTTCAATTTCAAAATTATTATTTATTTTTTTTATTTTATATTTAGTACCTGTTTTATGTAACAAATATCCTAATTGTTGAACAAAAAAATCATTTGTAAATATTTTTCTATTTAAAACCCCATCTAAAAAAAATAAAGTATTATTTTTATTTAATCTAAATATATGGCTACCAACATTCTGTTCTTTAGAAGCTATTTCTCCTAGTGTTTTATATATCGAATAATTATCATTAGCCATATTTTTATATTTTATATTTGAATAATTAATAGGAATAGTTACCTTATCTCCATTTTTTAATTCAGAAGCTTCTTTCCATTTACCTTTTATTAAGTATGGATGATTTTTTGTAACTATATCATATTTTCCAGATTCAGTTGTGATTTTTAAACATTCTTTATATCCATTATTTATTATAGAAAAATTTTTAGTAGGAAATATTTTTTTGTTTTTTGAATCATATGAAACTAATAGATCTGTAGTTAATAATTTTTTAGCTGGAACTAAACCTCTATTTGAAGTAAGAATAAGAGTATCTTCACTAACACATTTACCTAATCTTCTTCCAAGCCTTCCAACTCTGTTTTTTGCAGTACATAATAAAATTTCTTTTTGATAATATTGTTCAAAGTTTCTCTTAGGATGAATAATGCTCCAATCTAGAAACTCTTTAGCCCATAGTAATTTATTATTAGAAAGTTGTATTTCAACTAATTCTTCTTCTGTTAATTTGTTATATTCTTCTTTTGTTAAAAGTTTTTCTATTGGAAAATAGTTTTTTTCTTCTAATTCTTTAGGAATAGGATTACATTCTATTTTCCAAGAACCTTTTGTTTTTATTTGTTTTCTGATACATTTTTTACACATATCAGCTATATTATTTAAATCTATATTCATTTTCACCCTCTTTTAACTAGTTCTTATATCATCAAGACTAGTAGTTACACCACTAATAGGCGAAATTTCCTCTCTTAATTCATTTGAAGTATTTCTATAATAAAATACTTTTTTATATTCTTCTAGATCATCTTCACTTCTTTTTAAATGAGTTTCGATAGAGTGTTGTGTAGCTTCGTTTGTTATAAAGTTTGGAGTTTTTTGTTGTACATATTGGTCCATTACTGTCTGTATCATATTATTTACTGATTTTTCTTGTCCTATGTTAGCAACCATACTAATACCCATTCCAGCAAAATTAGCTAACATACCTGCTGGTCCACTTCCAACACCAGTAATTATTTTTCCAAAAGGAGATGAAAAAAACTTTTGCATTGCTGATTTTTCAGTTAATATTTTTGCTGAATTTTCAGCAAAAGTTTCAAAAACTTCTTTAGTATTTTTGCCAGTAGTTTTCTTTAAAAAATCTTTTGTAAACGCTCTTAATCTTATGCCAACAAATTCATTACTATTTTCTTTCATATAGTTATTTACTATATTTATAGCATCATCCATTTTTGTTTCTAAATTAATTTTTCCACCAGTTACTTTATTTAAAATTTTTAAAACATTTTTTTCATCATTTATATTTACACTTCTTAATTTATTTATAATATCATCAGCATTTTTTACATTTTTTAAATTATTATAATTATCAATTAATTTATCAGAAATAACTTTTTTCAGATTGTCTTTATTAAAAGCTTTTGAACTTTGCATATATAAAGTTTTCAATTCTTCAGTTTCGTATACTAAGTTTTGCATACTAGCTTCTGTACTTAACCAAGGAGCATTAACAACATTATGTTTAACATTAACTTTTCTAATTCCGCCTTCTCTAAAATTATCTGGAGTTATTCCTATATTTTTTAAAGCCCTAACAGTATCATTGGCTTTTTTATTAGATATAACAAAACCTTTTCCAGAAATTTCATCAATATCAGTTTTTAAAACTTTTAAATTTTTTTCAACTCTTTTTAAGTTTCTGCCACTTTCGTTTAAATATCCATTTTTTATATCATTTTCAGAACCTTTTAAAAAATGGAACTCTGAATTTGGAAATAATTTTGTTAAAATTTTACTATTCTTAGAATAATTTTTGCTATGATTAGGCAAAATTTTATTTAACATAGGAATTTTATCTATAACAGAAGGAATAAATCTACTACCAAACATATGAGAGTTTCCATAAGTAATCAATCCATCGTTAGTCATTAATGCTTTTTCTAATGCAAAACTATATGTTTTAGCAAATCCATTAACAGCTTGATTATCCATATATGGTTGCAACATAAACATATTCATAAAATTTCCAAGTGAGCTGTTACCCATATCACTGGTGAAATTTTCTTTAAAATATTCTCTTTCTTCTGGAGTATACATATTTTATCCTTCCAAATTTAATAATTCATCTTTTTTATTTTCTTCTTCTAAAATAACAGCTTCTGCTATCGCACTAGAATTAACATCAAAAAAACCATTAGTTAATTTATTTTTTAAATTTTCTTTTACCGTTCTTTCATTTATTTCAGATTCAATCTTTTTATTTTTCATTTTACTTTCTCTATCTAAAATTAAATTTTTTCTTAATTTATCAGCCATATTCATAGTCATTTGATAAGCATTTAAATTTTCATTTATTTTTGTATCATAAGTTTTAGAACCATTTTTATTTATCGTTACTACATTTACAACTGGAGATTGAATTGATAAAGCTGACAATAATCTTTGTGCTATATTTTCTATTGAAATTAAATGATTAGCAGTTATTTTATCGCTAAAGTCGTCTTCTTTTATATCCAATTCTTTATAAATACCTCTTTTTAAATTACTTGTATTTATCATTTCAAGTGGACACTTTTCACCTTTAGGTAACATTTTACTTTGAAATAATGGACACTCTCTAAAATGAGGACATTTTTCCTCATTCTTTTTTATTTCTTTTAAATATTCTTTATATTTTTCTGTAGCTTCACTTAAAAAATCTTCATCATCATCTCCAGAATCATCATTTATTACATATTCTTTTTCAAAATCTTCATATGTTTTAGTTAAATCAATATCTTCAACAAAACATTTTTTAATTTGTAATGAAAGAATATTATCTGAATTTTTATTGGCCCAAACTTCCAAATCTTTTTTTATTTTAGGAGATAAACTTGAAGCTTTTTTTATTTCTTCTGTTGTTAATTCAAATCCAAGAATTTCTTCTATTGTTTCTTTTTTGTTTTCATTCATTTTTACCTCTTAAATATATGTTTTAATAAATCATCATTTATTATTATTTTATAATTATCAAGTTCTTTTAACTCTTCTATAAATGAAACATTATTAAAAAGTTTCTCATTAAATTTTAAAATTTTAAAAATATTATCTATATTATTTTCTATTTTTTCTTTACTTTCAGAATTATATTTATTTATATAAATCTTAATTATGGAAAAAATAAAAATTATATTATTTGTAACAATTTCATTGTCTATTTTATTTTCTGTTAAATAATATAAATATGGATTATTTTTTATTTTCATTATATTAACTTCCTTATTGAAATTTTGGAAAGATTTTAATTTTAATATTATTTTTGTATGTATAGGCATTTTTAAATGATTTATTTCTTTATTAAAAATTATATTTTTGAGTTTTATTTTATTATTTTTTTTATTAAGTTTATATTTTAAATTTATTTTAAATTTTTCTTTTAATATATTTCTTGAGTTTAAATTAAAAATAAAATCTTTCATTTTTTTATCACCTTCACAAACGTTTTACTATTTATTTTTTTATGAAGTTTTTTTATATTTTTTTTATACTCTTCTATTTTTTCTTCAAATAATTTTAAAAATGTTACATTAGGCTTATGTATTTTGAAATTAGAGTGTATAAATATACTCTCTCTAATTTCTTTATACATATCTTTTTTTAAATCTTTTGTCCAAATAGTTATTAATAAAATTCCAAGTTTTTTACATTGAGCTTTTTTTATTTTATCTCTTTCTCTTTGTTCAGCATCTGTTCTATGTTGCCTTCCATTAAATTCAAATGCAACTAACAAATTAGGATAAAATATATCTAGTTCTAATGGCATTCCAGTTTTATTATTTATAATTCCAGATTCTCTATAATTGTAAAAAACTTTTTCATTAAGAAAACATTTTTTTAAATATTTTCTAGTTAATCTTTCACCGAAACTAAGCATATTAATTACTCCATACAATTAAATTTATATCATCCAATACATTAGTTTCACTTATTTTTTTCACTGTATAAGGTTCAGCTTCTACAAATATGAAAAAATCAAGAGGTATAGTTAATATGTTTATAATTCTTATAACTCCATTTTTATCAGATTTATATTTAATACCATTAATATCTTCAAAATGAACTGTTAATCCTGGATACCTATCGCATTTTAAATTATATTCATTATCTTCATCTGGTTTAAATTCATATTCTATATTATCTCTTGTGCAAACTAATTGAATACTTACATTTTTAACAGGAGTTCCAACTGGAGATATTTCTAATTTTTTGTTAGTTCTATCTCCATGATATAAATCTATTCCATCAAAAAGATATTCACTAGTGTCATAACTACCATCTTCATTTTTTTTACTTATAATCGTTCTATTTTGCATTTAATCCTCCAATTTTTTTAATTCATTAATAATTTCTTTTTTAAACAAATCAATATCAATACTTCTATTTTTTTCAAAAACTTTAGCTGAAATATCTTTAATAAATTCTTCTTGTTCATCTAAATTCCAATTAAGAAAATCTTGCTTATTTAAAGATTTAGCATTAAAAATTGTATAGTTATATAAAAAGTGTCTTGTTCTATTTTTTAAAGTTAATTGAATTTTATCTTTAACAAATGAATTAGAACGAATTTTAAAAGGGACAATATTTATAAATTTCTCTTCTTTTGTATTCCAGAAAGGAACAATTAATTTATCTTGAACTTCTAATTCAATTTTAATTGTTTCTTTTTTTGAATTTTTGTAATAAAAATCTATTTCACAAGGAATAAATTCTTTAAATATTTTAATTTCATCATCTTCTTTAACAAATCTATTTATTTCATTTCTTAATTTATATGGCTTAATTATAATTTCATCACAATTTTTTGTTCTGAAATAAACATCTTCTATTTCATTTAAAATTATATTTTTATTATCTTTAAAAAATAATGTTTTATTTTTTGTAGTGAAATCATATATAAAAATAAATTTTTCATTTACTTTATTTAGAAAACAAGGCGTTAATTCTATTGTTTGAATATTATCTTTATAAATAAACTTATTTAAACCTATTTCTTTATTAAAATCAAATTTTATATTATTTCCAATATATGTAGGTTTTATAGTGTTTTTTGTATTTTCTGTAATATCTTAAAATTAATTTTAGAATTATTTTTAACTTCTATACTATTTATAGAATTAAATTTCCAATATCCTTCACTAAAACTAATAACTTTTTCTAAGTCATCAAAAATTTCAACAAAATATTTTTGAACAATTTTTTTAAAATTATATTTGATTGAAATTAATTCAAAAATATAGATTCCTTCTTTTAGTTCTGGTATATGATTGCTTCCTTTAATTAAATTAATTTCTTGTTTTTCATTTACTTCATTTATTATTAATAATTGATAATTTAAATTTTCTTCTGTTTTAATTAAATTTATATTTCTAATTGCTAATTTTGATTTTATATTCCATTGATTAAAATTTTCCAATTCAGCATTATGTTTAGTATTATTATCAAAATTAATTAAATTCTTTTTAAAAAAAACAATTTTATTATTTTTATTCAATATTTCAACTTCTATAAAAGATATACGACTATTAGAATTTTTTTCAATTAAAATATCTTCTATTTTTTTATTTAAAGTTTGTTCCTTTATAAGATTATCATTTTCTTTAATTTTTATTTTATAATCAAGAATTTCTTTCTGAATTACATTTATAATTATTTTTTCATTAAAAGATATTGAAACTTTAAAGTTTTCTTCATCGTTAAATAAACTTATTGGATTATCTTTAAAAATTTCTTGTCTAACAACTATGTCTGTATTTTTTATTTTAAATTCTATAAAAAAACTACTAGGAGTTATTGGAGTTGTTATTCCTTCAATGATACAAGTATTTCCATTTATTTTCCCATATTTGAATTTTTTTCTTAAATTAGATTCAAAAGGATCATAAATTCTAAAATACTCTATCGAATTAGAATTATTAAGTGTAAATTGAATATCAAATAAATAATCATTAATTAATTTTTTATTATTATTTAAAATAAAATAATCATCTATTAAGTTATCATTATAAAAATAACATTTTATATTTTTAGAAACAGTCTTGTAATTTTTTTCTTCATCAAAAACATTTATTTCCATTTCTAATTCTTCTAACATATTTATGTTATTGCTTCTTATAATTTCTATATTATTTTCTTTAATATTTGTAGTAAAATTTGGATTTATATAATTAACTGAAACTTTTGAAAAATTATCTTTTTCTATTCTTAAATTATATGAATTTAATCCAGAATATATTTTTTCTGGGATATTTAAATATAATTCATTTTTCTTTTGAATGGATAATTTCATAAGTTTTATTCCAAGTTCTTCTTGATATATTGTAAAAAACTTTTCTTTTTCTTCACATTTAAAAGTCATTGAGAAAGTTCTTTCTTTATTAGAAGCAGGTATTTTTTGATATTTAATTATATCTTCACCTTTAATTGTAATTAAAGTATCCTTTTCTTTTAATAACTTTGTTTCATTTTTTAAAATAAAATCAATAGTTACAGTATCGCTTCTTGAAATAATTTTACATAAATCTTCATTGTAATAAATATTAAAATTCTTTCTCTTACTTTTATCTAATTCAGCTATTATTTCTTTGTAATTTTTTTCTATTATTAACTTTTTTTCAATTTTATTTTCTAGCATATCATTAAATATAACTTTATATTCATTAATTCCATCTTCAACTTTTAAAGTTAAATCAAAATTAAAAATATCATTACTTATTTTTTTACAATTATAAAAACTATAATCAATTTTTTTATTTTCTTTTTTTACTATTGGTTTAAAATAAACATTATCAGTTATATTTTTATTTAATTCTTCATCAAAAAACAATGAATTGAATTCAGAAACAAATTTTTCTTTATCATAAGAAATTCCTAATATATTTATATACCCATTAAAAATTCCTATTTTCTTAGATAATAATTTACTGTTATTGTATTTTAAAACATTTGTTTTTTCAGACTTTGAAATAATTAATTCGGTATTTTTAAAATCTAAAATTAATTGTTTTTTATTATTCATTTCAGAAGATATATTTGAATTATTTAAATGATATAAAAAACTATATTCAAATCCTTCAACACCTAGATCAAATTCTAAAATACCAGTAGCTGTTGGAGATAAATTTACTTTTAATAAAATTACATTATCAAAAAATAACTGTTCTTGAGAAACAATAAATGGTTCTATTTCACTTCCTTTTACTTTAATAGAACCTTGTGTATTCAATAAATTTTGTTCAAATAAAGATAGTTTATTTTTATCTAACCAAATATAAAAATGTTTATTTTCATCAGTGGTATTTAAATATTTAAAATTGTTATCATTTACTTTATTGTTGTTTGCATCAAAAACTTCAAAAGTTAAATTTTTAGTTTCACAAGTATAGTAATTTGAAAATTTTTCTAAATATCTTTCTTCTCCATTACTGAAAACAACTTTTAATAAATTTATTTCAGAATTAATAAGTAATAATTTAGTTTTAGGTTTTATAGTTTTAACAGAATTACCTAAAAAAAATAAATTTTTATAAAAACATAGATTTCAAATGGATTTTACAATATTTTAAAATAAAAGAGTGCTATAATCTAACTAAATAATATTTTTTACAGAATTATTAAAAGATAAATCTGTATAAAATTAATAAAGAAGGAGATGATATAATGAATATCAAAAATTTTATGAAGATTTTTCAGTAGAAATACCTGATAAAAATCTCTCACAAAAATTTTATCAAAAATATGTTAATAGTAAAAAGTATAAGATTTTTAATGTAGTTGGAAAATACTTTACAG